AGATAAGGGTTTTCTTTTTTCAGCATTGTTCTAACTATATCTTCTTGAACTTCTTCACTATTCAAGTCTAAGTTAGGATTAGAATAATCTAAAACCCTATTACGGTTCATATATTCTACATACTGTCTTAAAGAGCCACCATTTAAAACAAACTCATTTAGTTCCTTAACATCTTGAGGTAAATTATCTATGACACTCTTAGCCCTTTCATAGATTATGTTATCCATCTCTTCTTTATAGATTTCCTCTGCCAAAGCAGAATCTAATTTAGTGCCTTCTTCAAGTTCATAGTTCAATAAACCAGTATTCTTTAAGTTAGTAACCATTGAGATATAATCAACTTTACTTGACTGCCTTTTTTGTTTATCATCTGTTTGATTACCTTCATCTCCTTGACCACCTTCACCAAACAAGTCTTCAGCAGGCTCTTGAGGTTGCTGTTGTTGCTGTTCTTGATTTACATTATTTTGTTGTACTTGATTATTTGGATTTTGCATTCCAAAAGGGTTGGTTTGTGTTTGTTGAGTATTATTATTTGCTGTGTTTCCTTCAGCAGCATCTATTACACTAAACAAATCTTCTTGTTCCTGTTGACTTCCCCAACCTTGAAAGTCTTGTAGTGAACTCACTACTCCATTTACTTGATTTCCCATTGCAAAGTTAAATTATTTTTTTAACATTAATTACTATAAACTATTGATTATCAATTTTTTCGGGTTATCTACTATCAGCTCATTTTTGATTTTTTAGCCAATAATTCCCTTTTTACTTTTAATTTATTTATTTCTAATTCTTTATCCTTTTGACTTATTTTTCTATCTTCTTGGTCTAATTTTCTATTATCTACATATTTTTGATGGTCTACTTTTTCTTTTTCAAGTTTTTGCTGTCTTACTCTAAAATCAGCGTCTAAACCATTTCTTGCTAATTCTATATAGTCATTAACTTCATTATCATTGTTATCTTGGTCTGGGTTGAATGAAGCACCAAGTAATGCATTCTTAACAACTTCAATTTCTTTCTTATATTCATATTCAAGTCTCAACAGTTCTTTTTCTTCTTCAAATTTCTCTCTTTCTCTTTGAATTTGTTGTTCTTGCATTTCTTTTTCGTGTTGTTGTTGTTGCATTTGCATTCTTTCTTGTAGTTCTTGCATTTTCTTTTCAGCAACTTTTAGAGTCTCTGTAGCTTCAACAATACTATCTTGATTTACTAATGTAATGAAATCTGATAATTCAATTTTTTGGTTTTGTAAAGCAGCGTGTGCTAATTGTGATAAGTTTTGTAGTATCTCATCTGTCTTAGCAGAGTTTTCTACAAACAAGCCAATAGTACTTCCATCTAATAAACCAGCATCTATATTGATTAGTTCTTTACTTAAGTCATCTAACATAAATACCATCTTACTATCTTCTTTGCCAGAATAAGCCACTTTATAAGCTTCAATTAATGCTTTTAATACATTAGTCTTAAAAACATTATGAATGTCAAAATATGGCTCTAAACCATATGAAGATTGCATAGCATTTTGTTGATTATTTCTTACTGCTTCATATTGTCCTGTTTGTCCTTCTAAGTTATCTGGAACTCCCATTGCTCTACCACATTGTTGTCTTACATACTCTGATAACTGTTGGTATTTTTGTATATCAGACATCAGTGATAAGTCAATTACCTTACCTGCAGTATTAGCATCTTGCCCTGTTGGATTACCCTCCTCATTAGGATTGTAATATATTACATTGCTTATTTTTCTATAATACTCCCAAGTGTCTAAATCTATTCCCAATGAGTCTGGGACAAGATTTATATTCATAAAAAACTTCTTACCCTCATCAGTATTAATGAGGTATTCCATTTTATAATTGAGTATATTATATAAGTACTGATAGTCTCTACCTTTATCCATAGGGCAATTATCTATCACTACTCCATAATATGGCAAATAACATTTATCAAGGTTGTATATGTCTTTAAACTGACCTGGAATAGGTCTCATATAGGCATAAATATCTTCACTTGCTTTTATCTTCCAAGCTTCATATGCTTCTGGAAACCATTCCCACTGAATCTCAATATCTCCAAAATCAGTATTCATCTTATAAGTATCATCAACCATCATTGATTGTTCTTCTCCTGTTTCTGGGTCTATATAAGTTAGAAATCCTACTTTTCTCAATGCTTTCCAAGTAACGTGTATAACCTCTATAGCATTATTAGGTTTTATAACAAACTTATTAGGTTCTACCTCTTCAGCACTATCAATAATAGCAAATAAGTCTAAAGCTGATTTATCTTCTTTATGATTACCAAACTTACCATATTTCTCATATATCTTATCAATATCACTGTCAGTTAAGTCATCACCAAACTTATTTACTATCTCTGTTGGCGTCATAAAATAAACACAAGAAGCCCATTCACCTTCTTCTATTCTTTTAGTACTATTATTAAGGTCATAAGATATTCTTAGTGGATTTATCCTCTCTATATGTGGTTTTTCATTTAAAACTCCTACATAGGCAAATTCACCACCTCCTATCATTAAGTCTTTAAAACCTTCATTAAACTTCCTCTTTACATCTAACTCTCTTATAGAATACCTCAACAATTGATTATGTAATACCTCTGCAGGGTCTTGGTATTCTCTCTCCATATAATGCTTTACTTCCTCTGGAGTCATAGCTTTTAACTGCTCATCAGCTTGCATTTGCATTTGTTGCATCTGCTCTTGTAATTGCTGTTGTCCTTCTGGAGTATTTTGCAAATCTGGATTTTCTTCAATCATCTGCTGCAGTTGAGCCTGTTGTTCTTGCTGTATTTGCATTTTCAAAGGCTCTAATATCTGCTGTATTACATACTCTTTAATCTTACCAAACAACTCTTGTTCTCTTCTTGTAGTAGCCTCTCTATTAGTAGCTACTACTCTAAAAGAAAAAGGTTTCATCATCTCTTGCCCTATAAGCCTGTTAATCTTATTAGCAACTATATCTAAATGTTTTACTTCCTGTTGTTTATTGTCTTTATTATCTAATTTAAGACCTAATTTTGGACAAACATAGTCATAGTACTTTTTATTAATCTTACCATTATATAAATCGTAATTAGTTCTTATCCTATCATAATTAGACATAATACCAAAGTAACTTCTAAAGTAAAAACCTTCAGAATCAAAAAAATCACAGTTGTCTTTAAACCACTGCTGATTATTAGCATTCTTCTGCTTAGTAGTTAGTCTTTGCCCTTTCATATCTTTATTGTGTTGTTATCTTATTTTCATTACACCATATTTCTTTTGTAATTGTTTGGCTATTGAATGAACCCTTATTTCCATAATAGGCTTACCTATCATTATTTGTTCATTCTCTATCATTACCATTATCAAAGCTGAAATATAGTCAAAGTTATCTTTATCATTAAAATTAGCTATCTCATCTAACATTCTTGGAGACATAATAGTATCTATAAAATATATAGGGTCTCCATTTTGGTCATATCCTATAACTTCTAATAACTTATTCTTTAATATGTCAAGCATATTCCTTTTAAGTTCAGTTGTCATAGCACAACCCCAAGTCCTATTAATTCTGGAGTTCTTGATATATTTACTTATAACATCATTAGGCTGCAAAGATAATAAATCTAATCTTTTTATCTTCTTAAAATAATTAATTGTGTTAGAAATATTGTTTTCAACCATAATAGTAGCACCATAAAGTATAGCTAATTTCTCTGCTATATTATCTAATTCTTCTGATGTCTCTGGTCTTCCTATATATTCTGCCACTATTGCAGGTCTTGGATTCATAGCTGTAGCAGTTCTATAAACCACTATAGCACCTAATGATGTACCTTCATCTTGTGAAACAGGGTCATAACCTATTCTATAAGTTTTCTTTTCTACATCTGGTATAGGGTCTTCATAAATAACCACACAGCTTTTTATATCAAGTGGTAATTTATATAAACTATCTATAGGTTCTACCTTGCTCTTATCAACTCTAATAGCCTCTACCTTAGTACCATTATAAACTAATCTAACCCATTTTTGTTTCTCAAAAATCTTGTTAGTTCTTAAGTATTGCAATCTTCTTTTGGCTTGGTCTACTGGAAAGAATGAAGTAGTTGCTACAATAAAAGCATCTGCAGGACACAAAGGAAACTCCTGCAAATGCTTATTAAGTAATGACAAAGAACCATTTTTTAGTATTCTAACTCTATTCTTTTCTTCCCATTCAGTAGCAGCTTTTACATCAGAGTTCCCTTGTTTATCATAGAAACCTTCCATATTCCAAGTACAAGGATGAAAAAATCCACAAACTGAATATTCTTGACCTTTATCCCAAGTATTAACAAATGGCATTAAACCATAAGCCAAAGGATTATAGAACATATGTGCATAATCTACAGAACCCTTTTTTAAGTCCCCAGAAGTTCCTACTATACATATTTGTCCTGTTATTTTACTACCTGCTGTTAATGATGGTGAGGTAGCATTAAATGCATTAGCTAAATTATCAAAAGCACCAGCTTCTTCAAACATAATAAAATAAGCATCAACACCACGCATAGCATCTGGCTTATCTTTAAAAGTCCTTGAAGCATCAATCCTTGATTGATAACCTTTCTCTACATCTATACCATTTATATTTTCTATAAACCCAGATTTAACAAAGTCTTTTTTATTTGTTATTGTATTCTTTGCAAACCCTGTATTCTCATTCACAAAGTTTATATAATCCCATACTTTAGACATTGTCTCATCCATAAACTTCTTCTCAAATGCACCTATCAAAGTTAGTTTATTTCTAACTGTATTGTATATATTGGCTATGATAGCTGCATTCTTGTAAGAATAACCTTTCCTTCGTGATTTACCTATCACAAAGTGATGACCACCGGCAAGGTAATCTAAGTGTGGTTTTACATATAAACCTAATCTATCTAATATTTTTTGAGAAAGAGCATCTCTCTTACTTTTTATATCAAGATACTCTCTACTACCTTCTTCTAAACGTTTTAATTGTTTGTTATATCCTCTCCATTCTATTCTTTCTTCGTCAGTGCTATTAACTAATGAGTATTTAGAACAGATACCATTTCTTGCTATCTCTAAAGACCAAAAGAAGTTATAATCACCATCCCAGAAGTCTGGAAAAGATACTATTTTATTTGCTAATGAATCTTCATCATCTTCATCTTCATCACCATATTCAACCCTGTCAATCTGTACAAAATTCAAATAAAAGTAGTGATGTCCTGTTATTTTTTGTCCTTCAACCTCATAACCATTTAAACATCTATTCTGTTGTTC